CACCCGCATCCTCGCTCGGGATACGGATGCTCCTGCCGACATACTTCTGCGCGTCGTCATAAGACTTCGCCAGTGTCTCTACATCGGGAATGTCCTGCAGGGTTTCGAGTTCCTTGATCTCATCGGGTAACGCATCTCGCCAGTTATCTGTCATCGTTGTCCTCTCGTAAAAGTTCCATGATTAACTTGACCACGCTCTCCGCACCCAGCCGGTAAGCGGTGTCGTGGGTATCTTGTCGCTGGTATATGTTGGGGCGCACGTACGTCTCGACCAGTTCTTCCAAGAGCTTCGCTCCCGGCTCGGTCTTAAACGTCAGCTGCACCAGCTCCTTGAACTGGTCCTTGTCCTGCACTTTGCATCTCCATTTGTTGCTGCATTAACGCTTCTTGCTGGTCTTTGCGCTTCTCCCGCAGCGCGTCCATCTCTTTCTTACCGCGCCTGACATCTGCCGGGACACCCTGCCGGTCAGCCAATAAACGTGAGACTTCATCGAATTCGACTATATCCATAACCTCGGGGTTCACTTCGTACATGCCCTTGAGATCTCCCATCCATCGCTCCAAGGCTTCGACATCTCCCATCTTCTGCGCCCTTGCCAAAGGGGATACATACTCAATGTCGAGTTCCGACCCGGACGCCAGCACCGACTCGGGCGGCGGGTTGAACTTGTTGGCACGGAACATCATGAAGAACACCCGAATAACGAGCGGATTCAACAGCTCGGCTTGCAACCTGCCAAGCGTCGGTGCCAACAGCCGTTGCATCATCTCGTAACGCAGCGTGATCTCGGTTGCGGTGGCATTGGGTCGCTCCGGTAACTGCAGTTGGTCAGCAAAGAACATGTTGCGGATCTGCTGTATGAGTTCCTGACTCTTGAGCTGGGTCGCATTCCACTGCGTTGCGTTACCTAACGGACGCAGCTCATTCATGTCCCTGACAAACGTCAGCCCCCCGGGTTCCAGATGCAGGTTGTCAATGATCGCGTTCCTTCCTGCCATGTACGGGGGATCGATCGACTTCTCCCATGCCTTGAGTTCAAGCCGTTTGGCTTCGTTGAGTACCTTGACGTGTGCTCTCGCCACTTGTCCCCGACCGAATCCATAGGCATCGCCCGAGATCTTTGCCCATCTCGGCACGAAGTACGGCAGCTCGTAGTAGCCGCCCTCCTCGATGATCGCCTTGTCTGCCACCGAGATGTAGTATTCGAAGAACGCTCTATCAGTAGGTAACGCCATCTCCTTGCCGTACGCCGCATCGGTGTTCGGATGCACGCAATGCAAGAAGGTGTACTTCTTGTCCGGTGTGGTCTCAAGTGCCGCTTGGATCTTGGGCATCTCGGCATTCCACCTTGCCGCTGCAGCTCTGGCGGGTAGCTCGAACTTGCGGTAAATGGTATCGACCTTGCCCTTGGCGTTCTCGGCTACGCAGACCTCACTGAGATGAATCGTCTCGAACCTGAGTCCACCCCAGTCACCGGGTTTGTCGCCTTCTTCCAAGAACACCACCGATGTACCGAAGCAACCGAGATCGAGGTACATCTCGTTGATCTCTGAATTGAAGTTGCTCTCACCGAACGCCTCGTACATGCGACCTATGCATTCTTCGATCCACTTTTTTGCGGTGCTGTCCTCGTTCAGTTCGTCATCACGGAACCGGATGGTGAACCACGGCGATTGTGCCGGGGTCAGCGCACCATGCAGTGAGGTCGCAAGGATCTCGTTCGAATGAATGGCAGTGGAGTCGTAGACCTTATCGGTTCTACCCTTATCCCCCGTGCTGCGCTTGGTCACGAAGTCGGCACGGTTAGGCATTACATAAAGTGCGATGTCATCCCACAGTACGTCCCACGAGTAACGCTGTGCCTTCAGCGTCTCATATCGCTTTAGTAATTGTTCGACGTTCATACGGTAACACCCTCTGGTGTAGTGAGACCTGCGAACATGCTGGCACTGCCCGGTTTGTTCTCAAGATACTTGTACCAGTACACCCAGTTCGTTATGCCAGCGATACGCGCTGCGGCAGGGTTGGCATACACCTGACCCGTAGCAGGATCCACCACCTTCTTGCCCTCAGGTGCAGCACGCGCAGCCAAGTTGGTCAGCATGGATCGCTTGGTGTCGATGTCCCCCAGCTGTGACTTGACGATGTTGGTTGCCTCCAGCCCGTAGCCCGGGGTGATCTGTGTCTGCTGTGGCTGGTTGGGGTTCGAGAGGTTCGTGATCGTTGCCAACAGTGAACTCATACGATCGTCGTACTTGTCCTGCCATTCATCCAGTTTGTCGAGCAAGGATGTATAGCGGTCGTCCTTCTTGTCCTTCTTCTCCTCGACTACCTTCTTGTCCTTCTTGTCCTTCTCATTAGTCACCGCAACATAACCACCTTCTGCCTTACGCATCCCGTCCTTACCACCCCTGCCAAACATCTCTGCATACTCTTTGGATTCTGGTAGAACTTCATGCTGACCACCGGGATCACCTACTGTCCTTTCTTTCTTTACCTTTGTACCGCCCAAATAAGTACCTTCAAACAAGCGTTTGGATTCACCCCGATGTGCCTCACCGAATGCCTCCTTCGAGATTTCTCCACCCATACGTTGTATCCAGTAACTGCCCTGCTTACCCTCCGGGTTCTCTTGTATCTCTTTCCATGCAGCTGATAGATCCTTATGTGTATCGACGTACTTCTCTGCTTTTTTACCTTTCAGATCTGAAACAGACCGCATCGTGTCACGTTGTTTCTTTGATCTCTTACGACCTCTATGAATTGGCATGGTAGTTCTCCCGCGCTATGCCGCCTTGATCACACGCGGCATGGGCATGTCCATATCCGCGACTTGAAATAAACGGGTTGCCACATACTGCAACGCATCCATTGGATGAGAGAACGCATCCTTCTCCGGTTTGTTCGTGTACCTCTCGCCTGACACCTGCAACCTGCGGAACTTGTAACCACCGCGCAGTGCCTTGCGTACCACCTTGCATCTCGGGTGCACCAAGAACGCAGGTGCCCCATCAATCAACTTGTTCAGCCGTGAACGCACCCCATCGAGTCTGCGTTCAAGCGTCTGGTCTCCCGCCTCGATATAAATATCCATCGCCCTCAAGATCTGGAAGCAGGTCTTCTCATCGGCTTCGCCCGGGGTTTTCCCTGCGGGATCACCGTAGTCCCCTGCGATATTGAGATGCGGGTAGTTGGTGTTCATGTGCTGGATCACCTGCTCGCCCATTGCCCTTGCACCCATCCGGGTTGCAATGACCTCATCGAAGATGCGCCACTGCCCATTGGGTAGGAGCTGCGTAAACACACAAGCGGGGGATAACCCGAAGTCCCAACCTCGATAGACGGGGAAGCCTTGGGTCTCGTACTCCTTGCAGTGCACGGAATCAACGAACTCGGGGAACACCGGCTTGCCCTCTTGGACATAGCCGTACTCACCGTCCACGTAGACCCGGATGAAGTCGTCGCCCTTTCCTGCAGCAAGGTTGGCGTAATACTCAGGCGGCAGGTTGCTGACATTCTCTGCCTGTTCTGTCCTGCCACCGGGCTGCTTGAAGATCGCTGCGTTGTCGGGTTGTTTTTCCTCGAACAGCTTATAGATCCAGTGGTCATCATCGGGGGGGTTGGAATCTCCGAACACACCGTACCAAGTGCAGCCCTCCTCTCGAAACGAGGGGAATCTTCCGACCCGTCCCTGTAATGCTTGCCAGATCTGCACCGGGATCTCTCTTGCCTCGTTGACCCACGCCCCGGTGAGTTCAAGGGATAACAGGTTTGATATTTGATCCGGTCGATCAAGTGCCCGGAACAGGATCTCGCATTCGATCTGCTCTCCTGCCTTGTTGTGCCAGAGCATCTCGAAGTTGTGGTTCTGGTCTGAGTATTTGCCGAACTGTTCACGTGGATACCAATCCATCACCGTTCGAATCGTAGTGTCACGTAGCTGCGGGTAGCTGTTCCTGACGATTGCCCAGCGGGTTCGACGGACACCGTTAATCGGTTTCTGTCTGGCAGCTCGGCGAACGATCTCCTGTATACAACCCGAGCTTTTGCCTGAGCCGAACGGTCCCAGTAACATTCGCTGGAAGCAGTCGGAGTTCCAGAACGCTTTGACCGTGGGTACGTGGTGCGCGTCATAGCTCATCCGTTGATCACGACAATGGGAATCGCAGCGGATCCATCACCCGAATGTTCGAGTGCCTTTCGCTTGGGTGCCACGTATTGCGCCAGCTCCTTGTACATGGCGGCGCGGATCTGCAGGTCTACCGATTCATCCAATGCAATCCTTGCCATGCCCTCGATCGGATCACAGCCCAGCTCATCGAGTTTCTTCTGTACCTCGACGGTGCGGAGGTTGGGAGTCCCCACCTTTCTCCCGCTTCCCGGCACCTTTTGTTTTTGTGCCACTGCGCCCTCTCTTTTCTTCTACCTTGGAGAACACCAGCATCGTTGCGATGGTGTCTCCAGATTTGACATGCTTTGCAGTTGATCCATCGTTTCGTATCTCTACCTTGATCTCGCCTGACTTGGTAATGAATGAGCTGATGGCATCCACCCCGCAATCGGAATGCGGTAGAACATCC